TAAAAAATTGGACATATTTCTGTAGTTTTGCTCGATGGTATCCTGATCTGTTTCTGGATTTAATCAAACCAGAAAAGGGAGGACTTAATTTACATACAGATCAGCGGGTCTATCTTCGTGCAATGCTACGGTTCGTATCATTTTATGGTGTTTTCCCAAGAGGTTAAATAGTAGCCTCCTAGAATTGGAAACTTTTCTAGTAAAACCGGGCAATATCGATGAACTGCTTGTTTGATACGGCAAGAGAATATCGAGATAAGTAGGCGGATTTCGCAAGGTCGTCTATCATCGTAACGCGTAGGTGTTGAATAAATATAATATACCCACGAGTGTCCGGCACGATGGTTTATAGAATCATCCAGATTATGCCTAACGTAAAACGAGGGTGAAAATGTACGCTGAACTTACAAGTGATTGTAAGAACTAAAAGATAAAAAGCTTTTAGGATAACATAATTGTACGGGAAAACATTTGATGAAGTTTTAGCTTCCATTTTAGTTTGTATCTTCTATCCAGAGATCACAATTTCTCTTACAGCGCAGACAAAAGAAAACGCTGCAGATCTGTTAAAAGATAAATATGAAGAAATTATGCGGTTCTATCCTATGTTGCAGAATGAAATTGCAAAAGCAAGTTTTGTCAAAGGTGATGCAACGATTAAGTTTGTAAACGGGGCTACATTAGATAATTTAGCGAATGCTCAATCTTCTAAAGGTCAGCGTCGAAAAAGGATGAATATCGAAGAGTCTGCCTTGATTGATGATGCAACTTTTCAGGATGCTTTAAAACCTATCGTGGAAGTTCCTCGTGTCTGTGTTGGAAAATATTCTATTACTGACCCAGAAGAACTAAATCAGCAAATCAATTTCTTTACGACAGCCGGATTTAAAGGTTCTGACGAATATGAACGTTCGGTTCGGATGTGTAAAGACATGATAAATTTGAAAGGCACCTTAGTTTTAGGTTCTAGCTGGTGGCTTCCTTGCTATTACGGACGAGGATCTACAAAGAGCCAGATCTTCCAAAAGAAACAGGAAATGTCATCTGTTGCATTTGCTCAGAACTATGAATCTAAATGGGTTGGAAGTTCTGACGGTGCTTTGGTAGATGTAAATAAGCTGCTGAATTGCAGAACCCTTACCTCTCCTGCTGTCAATTATAATAAGTATGAAGAGGAAAACTATATCGGAGTCGATGTGGCTCGTTCTCAAAAAACCAATAATAATCAATCTTCTATTGTCGTGGGCCGTGTTATTCGGAACCGTGAATCTAACAGAATCAAATCGATTGAAATTCCAAATATTATCTCTGTCGCAAATACTTTGAACTTTACAGCACAAGCATGTTTAGTTAAGAAAACGAAAATTGACTTTAATGCCAAAATGGTGATCGTCGATGGTAATGGTCTTGGAGCCGGATTAATCGACGAATTACTGAAAGATGCTTATGACCCAGTTACTGGTGATTATCTTGGATGCTGGAATACAGTTAATACAAGCAATGAACCGGAAATCAAGGAAGCAGAATCTTGTTTGTTTGATATGAAGGCACAAGGGAATCAGAGTAAAGTCATTACAGACTTTATTGATATTGTAGATTCCGGTCGTCTTCGACTTTTAGCAAAGAAATCTGATTCTGATTTTACTGCAAAAGACCGATCTGATCCGACATTGCATATCCTTCCGTATGTGCAGACAGACCTATTGTTTGAAGAAATTGCGAATTTAAAGATTAGATATATGAATAATAATTCTCTTTCTATCGAAAGAGTTGTAAAGAAAATGGATAAGGATAGATTCTCTGCTTTATCCTATTTAATCTACTATATTGTAGAATTTTGTTCCTATACTAAGAAACAGGTTGAAGTTCCAAAGCATACGTTATCGTTAGCACGCAGACCTTCAATTGCATCGATTTATAGGTAGAAAGGCGGTGAATATGGAGCAGAAAAACTCTACTGAACAAAAGTTAGAAGAATTATATCAGTCTGACAAAAAAGCTTTTGAAGATTTTGTTCATTCAAAAACTTCGACTATGGATTTTGCTTCCCTGCGCCGTCTGGTAATTTCAGAATTATCACTGAAAAACACAATTACCCCGACACGTATTTGTGGGTTTTCCAGAAAACAAATCCTGCTGATGTGTCAATACCCAGAGCGATACGGAAAAAATATTTTACGTCTGATGAACTATATGTATCAAAAGTCTGGCTATATCAAGCGTCTTATTGATTATTTTAGCAATATGGCAAAAGCTCAATTTTATATTGATACAGAAGTCACGTCTGTGAAATATATGGAAAAAATGAATGACCCAAGATTTCAAACCGAAATCAAAAAGAACTATTTTAAATTTTCTGCACAAGCATCCAAATTTAATATGTCAAATCAGATCAATGACATTATTCATCGCATGATGTTGAACGATATTGTATTCGCATATGTCGATGAAACCGAAACGGATGTATCTTACTATTATCTTGATCCTCGTTACTGTCAATTAAAAGGATTGGTAAATGGGAATATCTTTAGTTTCTATATTAATCGCTCTTTACTTTCCTCTTCTGTCGTAGAAGAATTTCCTCCATCATTACAGGAATTGTTGGAAGGAGCAAAAGAACAGCCCAGTAATTTAATCGATGTTCCGCTTGAACATTCATTTTGTGTGAAGTATAACAGCGATTTTCTGTATGCATTTCCTCCATTTTTCCCGATGATTGCAGATGTCATGCTGATTGATGAATATAAAGACCTCGCAAAAACCAAAGCAATTAATGACGCTTATAAATTGCTGGTATTGAAGGTTCCTACAAAAGATGGACAGATGACTATGGATGATAAAGTCCTTTCTCCTTTCATCCAGACTGCGGTACAGGTCATTCAGGACAATATCGGCGTTCTTCCTTATCCGGGGGATGTGGATTCCGTGGAGTTCTCCTCTACGAATTCGGACGACCGGGATAAGGTGTCAGATGCAACAACCTGGGCTTTTGCGGAAGCTGGTGTGTCTGAAGCTTTACTTTCTGGATCTTCTTCTGGTAGCGAATTAAAATTGAGTATCACGAATGATAGTGGGGATGTATTTCGAATCTATAGAAAAGTTGAAGACTGGATTTCGTTGCAGATGAAAATTCGTGGCTTCCTTGATAAAAACTATCGGTTCATATATCGCCTGTTAGATATTACAACATTTAATTCGCAAGAAGTGATCGACTCTGAGTTAAAACTTGCTCAAGCAAGTATGCCAAATAAACAAAAGCTTGCTGCTGCGATGGGAATGTCCCCGGCATCTTTCATGGGAAATATTTCGATAGAGCAAGTGATGTTTCGTGATGTGTTTGACTTAATGACTCCTTTGAAATCATCCTATACCGAGTCTTCTTCTGACCAAGGAACGGCTGGCAGGAACCAGATTGATGACGAAGATTTAAGCACCAGCGGAGAACGTGCAAGAGAAAATGATACGAATGATCCTGCTAATCGAGTATAAGGAGGTGTCATCGTGAGATTAATCAATGTATTAAATAAAGAAAAAGCTGATGAATTGAAGGCGCATGGTTTTGATTACCGTGAAATTCAGATTGATAGTCAGACAGTTTATCAGTTTATTGAAAGTAAGGAATTGATCGATGAGCTGTCTTCAAAATTTGAAGAATGCTCATTTTTCATTTCTTCATATATGAACTTTTGAGAGGAGGTGCGAATTGAAACCTAAGTACTTACGGTATGATACAGAGTTTCGGTTTCAGTTATCTGGATCAGAAGTTTCCTATAATAAGCAGTTTGCTTTAACTGATATTCTGCTCTGCTATCACGGAAAGAATCGAAATTATTCAAAAATCTCTAAAGAAGTAATTAATAATGCTCTTCCAAGTTTATATGGGATTCCGATTGTAGGGGAATTCATTTATAAGGAAGGCGAAGAGGATTTCGGAACTCACGGCGGGAAAATTATAATCGACAGCGAAGGTATTAAGTTTGAACAGACTACAAAACCATATGGGTTTATTACAAAAGAAGCGGTCGAAAATGCACAGTGGGTCACAATTACAGAAAAAGATGGTCATACCAAGCATGAATACCTGCAGCTAAAAGGATGCATTATTTGGAAAGAAAGGTATCAGGAAGTTGAAACAATTCTTGACGAGAAGCATCCGCAGAGTATGGAGATTGCTATTGATAATGCACATTATACAGATGATCACTATTTAGAAATTGATGAATTCACATTTTCTGCTGCCTGTATCCTTGGTACTGACGTAGAACCATGTTTCGAGGAAGCATGTATCGGAAGACATTATGAAATGGATTCTTTCAAGCAGGAATTCCAACATATGCTTGATGAATACAAAAAATATACGAATTCAAAGGAAGGAGTACCACAAATGGAATTAAAGAAATTTGTTGAAGCTCTTTCACAGTATAAGATTGGTGACACAGATCGTCCGAAATATGGACTTCTGAATGTGACTGACAAGAAAGTAAATGTAATCGATCTGGAAGATTATAAAGCTTATGCGTTCGATTATGCAATTACTTCTGAAGCGGAAACAGAAGAACTGGTTATCAATTTTGATGCAAAAAGTGAAATGAGCTTGGCTGCTTGTGAAAAAATTGAAGCCGATGGATTCAGTGAGTTTGATATGGCTGGAGCGATCCACGAAGCTACAGAGAATGCATTAGCTGATTATGAAACAAGAATCAAAAAAGAATATGATGAAGCCAATGAAGAACTGGTTGATCAGTACCGTGCTTTAAATGAACAGTATGAATTAGCTATGAAAGAACTGGAAACATTCAGAGCTGCTGCTGCTGAACAGAAAGAGCAGGAACATAAAGATGCAATCGATGAAGTTGTTGCTGAGTTCTCTAAGAAACTTGGAAAAGTTGCAGATTTCCTGATTTACAAAGCACGTCTTGATTATTCGAAATCTGTTGAAGAAATCAGAAAAGATTTAACTCTGATGGCTGGCAAATCTATGATGAATAATTCTTCAAAGGGGACTTTCTCTTATACCCCGGTTTCCACAACTTTTTCTAATCACAAAAATACAGATAAGACTACAAGCAGATATGGACACCTGCTTGATAAGTATGCCAAATAAGGAGGTTTATCAATATGCGTAACGGATATATGGTAGTTGAAACTGCGTTTGTTCCTCGCAGTGTATGCTTTTCTCTTCAGAGCGCATCTAATATTGAGAATGGTGCAATCGTAGGAAAAGGTGATCTTGTTGAAGGTGAAACAAGCGTTTACGAAGCTGAAACTGATTATACGGACGGAATGTATTTAGTTGCAAATCCGGCATGGAACTATGAAACATACCGAGCAACTGATCAGAACGAAGAAAATTATATCAATAAGGCTGGTGTTGCTTTTAGAGCATACCGTCTGGAAAAAGATATGAAATTCAAAGTTTACAACCTTGATCTTGAGACACCATTCGTAGAAGGTGATCATGTGAAATTCGAGAGCGGTAAATATGTAAAAGACGCAGGATCTACTTCTGCTCTGGTTGTTCGTAGAGTAGAGGAAGTTGGATTCCCGTTCTGCATCGGATCTGCTGGAACTAAGAGTGGTAACTTCGGTTACGCAGTAGGCGAAGTTATGAAGAAATATACAATCGAAGTTGTAAAATAAGGAGGTCTAAGATGGGATACTTAAATGAATTAACAACTTTAATGAATGATAGTCTGTCTAATCGAGTAGCCCTTTTTGCAGACGAGAATCAGACTAAGTATACGGATCAGGCTGTAAGAGAGGCATTCTTTGAAATTATTGGACAGGATAAATTAACATATCAGGCATGGAGAAACCATAAGAACGAAATTTTCACAGTAGTAGAGAATGTATTGACTACGAATCTGCCGAATGCATGGGAAACATCTCCTTTCTATCAGCAGTTTGTAGAATATCGTAATGGTGCTCTCGGACAAAAGAACGAATATGTGATCGATCAGGATGGAATTCTTGTCGCATCCAGATTTTCTGGAAACCACTGGGATACAGAGAGACAGAAATTACAGGGAAAACGCTCCTTCTCTGTACCGACGGAATGGATTTATATTCATGTCTATAATGATTTAGAGAAATTTTTAACTGGTGCAACTGATCTTGCAACTATGGTGAGAAATATGCAGAATGCATTCCAGAGAGAGATCGATGCCAGAATTTACGCAGCTTTTAACGGAATCGGCACATATCTTCCAGAAGCATTTAAAGAAACAGGTGCTTATGTAAGAGAAACCATGCTGGAACTGATCCAGAGAGTACAGACAGCTTCACAGAAAAATGTTGTACTGGCTGGTACAAAAACAGCTCTGGCAAACATCGCCGAAGGAATTGATGCTAGTTGGATTTCTCAGAGTCAGAAAGAAGAAATGGCTACTACTGGCGCACTCTTAAATCTGACAGGTCTTGGAGTAACTGCGATTGAAATTCCTCAGACTTTCATTCGTGGTACTTACGATTTCAAGCAGGATCCTAATTCAATCTATATTCTTCCAGATATGGAAAGACCGATCAAGCTTTTCTTCGAGGGAGATACAAGAGCAAGAGAGATGGGTGAACAGCAGACTCACGATCAGACAATCGACTCTCAGGTTCAGACAAAATTGGGACATGCTGTGATTCTTTCCAACCTGTTTGGAAAATATACAATCGAATAATGATATAATTTCAGTAGCGCCGATTGGCGTTCTTTTTTGCCCTTTGGCGTTACTGAAAAATGAATAGAATGGAGGAATCATGAAAAATCAAGATAAGTTCTTTTGTTATTCCTTCAAACTTGCTTATTTTATTAAAAGTCAAGGTCTTGATTATTTAAATAAAGGTCGAAATCGAAATAATAATTTAACATATTATGTATTTCAAAAATCCGATCGTCTTGACGAAATTATCCAACAGTGGAATAAGCTGAAATCAAAGGAGGACTAATTATGAATTTTGAGGCTATGAGTTTAAGTGAATTAAAGGAATATGCCAAAGAAATCGGTGTCACTGTAGGCAACTGCGGGAAAGATAAACTGATTGAAAAAATCAAAGAAAAAGAAATTTCTAACAGTGTAATGAATGATGATGACTACACTGTAGACAAGATAGAGGACACAGGATCACCTGTTCCTACTGCCACTTCTCTTATAGAGTCTATTTCTCATGCGATTGATGAATTAGATGACTCTGTTAAAGAAGATGTACAAATCGGCGATGTTGGTCTGTCATTAGATGATATCATTCCAGTAAAATCAATTACATTTGGTGGATTGACTTATCGGGCGAGAAGCACAAATGCAATCTTTCGTTGGAATCAGATCGGTGCTATTGAGTACATGACTGTTGCAGAACTAAATGAGATGAACAATTATAAAAGTGGTTATTTGAACAAACCACTTGTTATTCTGTTAGATGAACGTGCGATCAAAAAGTTCCGTCTACAACATGTTTATGAGAATGTTGCAAAAATCAATAATTTGAAAGAACTTTTCACAAAAAGCCCAGATGAAATCAAGAGTACAATTAAATTTGCATTAGATGTCAGCATGAGAGATATTCTTATTTCTAAAGCTCGTCAGATGATGAGGGCTGGTACTTTGACTAATATCAACGTGATTCGTTTACTTGAGAAAGAACTTAGCTTCGACCTTACTGAATCTATTTAGAAGGTGGTGATAATCTTGGATAAGAATACTACATATCGAGATCTTTGCGATAGTATTTTCCCAAAGATCAAAGATTATGGATTCGCTGGAATGAATGAAGATGAAGCATATAGCATTATTCAAGATTATTTAAAACCAGCGATTCTAATGTTTACTGGATGCAATCAAGATTTAGATGATCGAGATGATTTATTAAAGACGTTCAATTTTAAACTTACCGATCGAAATTGTGAAATTCTATCAAATTATATGGCGATCTGTTATCTTGATTCTAACTTCATCAGAACGGGTGAAATGTTGCAGGCTCATATTTCTTCAACGGATTTCCACAAATATGATAACAAGGATGTACTTGGAAAAGTCAAAGAAGTACGTGAAATGTATAAAAAAGAAAACGATCAACTTATGATTAATTTATCTTACCCACAGTCACCGATATTTGATTCTATTTTGAAACGAGGACAATAACATGAGTGGGTTTGATAGAATGAAAACACGTCTCTCCGCTCATGGGAAAAACATGAGAGATATGAAAATTCGTGATGCTATTCATATTGCTGATCTGGAATTTCAAAACGATCCATCGTATTGTGATTGCATGTTTCGTTGGGTTCCTGGAGAGAATCCACACTCGGATGGTCTTTTCCCAATTAGATTATATGATCGTAAATACAGTGCTGCTAACGGAAATCGTGTTTCTTTTCATGTACGGATTGATTCAGACATTCATATTGGAGATTATCTGTATCAAGAAAATACAAAACAGTATTGGATTTGTACAGAGCTATACAATGAAAATGAAATTCATTTGCGAGGCTTATTGACGGAATGTAATTGGTTCCTAAAATGGCAACGACCTGATGGGACCATTGTAGAATATCCGTGTCAAGATATAAATAGTACTCAATATAACTCCGGTGAATATAGCGATAAAGTTATGACTCTCGGATCATCTCAGCATATGCTTACTTTGCAGGCAAATTCTGACACCATTTCTTTATGTACACCTCAAAGGTTCTTTGTCAGCTTAGACTATTCTATTCCATATATCATCACGCAAAATGACTCTACTACTCTTCATTTTGGGGATAATGGTCTGGTTCGTATTACGGTAACGCAAGACGAACTTCACGATGACGATAATCAGGAATTAGGAATTTGTGATTATTTCACTCCTTCTGCTACGGGACCTGATCCTGATCTATCAGCGGATTATGAAATTTGGATTGATGGTCGTACCGATTTACTTTTACATAAAGCACGTACTTATACCGCACAAATACAGACAGTAACTGGAAATCCGGAAAATCTGACTGTGACATGGAAAGTTTCCGATTTCGCAGATCAAATTCTTGTCACGCCGGATGGCAATACTGCCCAATTACAGGTTAATGATGAATCACTGCGGGATCAGAGCTTTTATCTGCAAGCCTGCGTCGATAATCAGCCTGTTGCTCAACTTCAAATTTTGATAAAAGGAATATTTTAATAAGGAGGGGATGACATGTCTGAATCAATTATTCATGATCCCCTTTGGGAATTCGGGGCCTTTAAAGATACCTTACAATTGCTTTTTATGAACGATGACCTTGTAACACGTCTTGTTATGCCAGAGTTAGATGACTCTAATTTTTCTTATGAGCAAAATTGGAAAGGGGGTTCTTATACTGTTGATAAGTATGGGAAACCACGTCAAACTACTTTGGTAGGACATTGTTTTACCCACCCATACATTGAAGAAACGGTAAAAGATACTCGTACTTTTATTTGTATGGAGACTATCGCATCTTTAATTCCCAATTCCAGAATTAAAAATATTTCTTTGCAAATCTATGTCTACTCTCACCATGATATTTTGGATCTTTCCGATGAAGAATCTGTCTATTTTACAAAAAAGGGATTGGCTGGAAATCGATGCGACATGGCAATGATGGCAATCAATCGCCTTATATGCAGTCAAGCAGTTGGCAGGGATTTTGGAATTGGATCGGTCAATTTTGCGGATCGATATCCTATTTCTACAAACGTGCCAAATAATAAGTATTATGGCCGGGTTCTTTCTTATGTTATTTCCGATTTCCATATCACACCAAAGATAAAGGAGGTGCTGGGACTGATATGACGCTTGATTATAGTGACTTATTATCTCCTCGTCCTCTACATTTTGAAGGAATTGGCTCTATAAAAAGTCCAACTATTAATGAAGTCTGGGATATTACCTACTATACATATGCCATTTATGTGAATCATGTAAGTATGTCTCCTGAAAATTATTATAAGACTTATAAAAAAGGGATCAAAGTTTCTCCAAGAAAAATATTGAACACGACGAAGTTTGACCTTGTTTTAATGGATGAATCTTTTCGGAATGTCATTACAGATGCGCTCAACTTTTTCTTTGTTGAAGATTTTTCTTGGTATCCGGAGTATGAGGCTTTCTTAACTAAGAAGAATGATTCGGATGGAAACCTTGCAGGACTTGGTGTAATTAATCGAAATAATTATAGTAAGATTCTTCAGATTATTTTGCAACGTGTACATATCACTCCGGATGAAAACGAAGTAGATGATTTATCAAAAGCCAGAAACCGGCGTGGTAAACAGATTTATGCAAGAATTCATGAGAGAAGACAAAAATTCAATAAAATTAAAAACGCACAAAATAAAGATTTGACTTTCGGTAATATTCTTTCATCCGTTGTGTCCCGTGACAAAACTTTGACGTGGACTAATGTTGGAGATATTACCGTTTTTCAACTTTTTGATTCATATCAGCGCTTACAGATTGATGATCAATATACTTTTTTAACTATGCGTGTTGCCGCATGGGGAGATAAGGATAAATCATTCCATTTTGGAGCGTGGGGAACGAATATATATGACAAGACAGAGGAACGCAGTGATACCTAATGGTATGCTGGGTTCTTTTTTATATTTTAAAAAGGAGGAGAATATTCATGGCAAATAATTTATTCTCAAAGCAGATGGCTAACCGTGAGGTTGCTGACTTGATTTTCCAGGAGTATAAAACAAAAAACCCATTTCTTTATGTAGACTACGCTAATACATCTAGCCAGGAACTTACAGGCGAGACTGGATATGCATATGGTGGAAAAGGACATCCGAAGAAAGTGTCTTTCTCTGGCGATAGAGGTGGTACGCTTACTATTGAGACACAAATTCAGACGCCGAAACTGTGGGAAATGATGTCTGGTGGTACAGGAAGTGATACTGCTAATGTTATGAAAAGAGTGAACGCAACAATTGGAGCATCTCACCAGATTAGCCTTAATACAGAGGATACTCTGACAAAGGGACAGGTATGGGTATATGATGCTGCTGATATAAATCTGGAAACAGAGTTTGAAGTTTCTTCTGTATCATCTAAACAGATCACTCTTGCTTCAGGGGACGAGGATACAGCTGTTGTTGTATTCTACACAACTAAGAAAACTAATGTGTACAATATCAATATTAAGTCTACAAGTTTCCCAAGAGCCTTCACGGTTTACGGAGATACATATATGAAAACGACAGATGACGACATTCTTCCTTATCTGTTCAAGGCATATAAAGCTGTTCCACAGCCTACAATGTCTCTTGCATTTTCTAATAATGGAGATCCTGCAACAGTTACAATTACATGCGACCTCCTGGTTGACGATGATGGAAATCTGCTCGATCTGACACTGCTTCCGGAGGAAGTTGAGGGGGGAATAATTCCCCCTGATGACCTTGCCTTAGTCGGCAGGGGGAAAGTTGGTAAGGCAAAAGTTGGAAAACGGATATAAGGAGGTGTCGTGATGGCTTACACAAAGAAAACTTGGCAAGATAACGAAACGATTACAAAAGAAGCATTAAATAATATGGAAACAGGCATCGAGACACTGGATAAGGCGATGCCAACGGCTCCGGGTAATGCTACTACTGCTAAAGCCGGTCTAGTAAAACAGATGGCAAAAGTAGATGATGCTACAACAGAAACAACTACAGATTTAAAAAATAAAATCAATGAATTGATTGCTGCTATGAAAACAGCGGGAATCATGGCAAATAGTTAATCGATTGTGGATTGATACATAGGGTATAAAGATATGCAATCCGCAATATTTTTATGCCCTATTTTTTACGATAATAAAACAAGCGAGGTGATTACTATTAAATTCAAGTCATTTGAAGATGTAAAAGAAGTCTATGGTGAGAAAAACTTAATTAAAATCTGTAATCTGAAACAGATTATCACCTATGCCAAATTAAATGTACAACCTGTTTGGATTGATGAAGGATATAAGGGAAAACTGATCGGGTATTATTTTGCCCCTGAAACTAAAAAAGCGTGGGAATATTGGAAAGCTTCTACTCCTCCATCCAACCATTAAGGAGTAGATAGTTTATGGAAGAAATAAAAATTGTAATTGATCAGGATACTCTTGATCGATATGATAAGTTCTATTTTCGCTGTCATCCAAAAGCGAAGAAACTACCAATTGAAAGGCCGAGACATCCATCTATTAACGAATGGTTTATATTGCCAAGACCACAAATGAATGCCCTTAAACAAAAATGGAAAGATTTTGGTTGCTGGCTTATTCAGGATCTCGGGTATGAAAATAAGAAATTAGAACATTTTACGGTTACGATAATAGTATATTTTGAAAATAGGATTCGTCGAGATGTAGATAATCAAGTTCCGAAGTTTTTATTGGATGCATTTACAGTATCTGGTTTTATTGTAGACGATGACATGAAGCACCTCAAAAGTCTAACTCTTTCTGCCGAGTATGACCCAGAGCACCCTCGGACAGAAATTATTGTGACTCTATTATAATGGGAAGTGATTCATTGTATTCATTCGAAATTAGCAATGAGATGCAAAAACATAACTACTCTCTTCCATCATCTTTATATATTCATATTTGTTATACCTCTACACAGTTACAGGGAATTCGGTATAATGCATGGGATCAAACGTATGAGATGTGGGATGGGGAAAATAATTATTGGAAATTTAAGGTTTATTATTCGCATGATTGATGAGAGCAGTTCCCACAGTAGATGTGTTTCAAAACGAGAGTCCGATCCACAGCTACAGGAATGAACGATGCTTTACGCTATTTTTTAGGCAAAGAACGCCAGTGCGCACATACAGATTCGATATGGCCGAATCTGATTCTTGTGTATGCACGTACGTACACACATTTATATTTTTGACTAAACATGAGATTTCACCAGATCTTTCTCTCAGAATTATGAGATAAGAACTGCTCTCATCAAAATATCATATCAAATTATTGGAGGATTGTATATATGAAAATTGAAAATTTGAAAGTTAAAGAAAATATCTCTTTTGATGATAAAGTAATGGCCATTGATTATATCGTGAATCGTCAGTTTGAATTTGACGAAGACGGGTTTGTAAGTGCTTATTGTCCACATTACATAGAACCAGCACAAGTCGAGGCTATCGTTACCTTCTTCATGGAAGGAATCTATTTTGAAGATGGGGAAGTGATCTATGATGCCGTCATTCAGAATAAAGAGGTAAACGAAACGGTTTGCAGTTTCTTTGTGCAGTCTAAGCGGAAAACTGTATTGACTTACCCTCAACAGGTAATGCGATTTGTAATGGAGTGCGTTGCTGAAAAACTGTCATTTATGAAACAACTATATTTAAATAGAATTTTAACCAGACGTGATTCTCTCGGAGAATTTTTAGATCATCTTTCCAAAAAAATTAATGAATTAGACATATCAAAATTTAATGGCATTGACATGGATGTCATGAATCATTTCATGCAGACTGTATCTGATACCAATGGTGATGTGGAGAAAATCGCCAAAGCATATGTGCGAGAACTTCGCAAAGATGGATCAAATCCTCATTCATCGGAGTCGAATGTGGTTCCAATTCGTAAAGACGCAGAATAAGGAAGTGGTTTGAATGTCCAAAATGGTGAATAGTTTTGCTGAATTGGAATCAGCTATCAGCAGAGATCTTGCAAGTGCCATGACCGGCGCACATAATGAAGTAAAAGAAAAACTGGAAGATAATGTCATGGATTACTATAGTCAGGGATCTCCAAAAATATATAAAAGAACCGGAACATTGCTGACATCGCCAGAGACAACTCCCGTTTCCGGTGGTGGGAAAGAATGGAAATTTACGGCTTATATGGATGAATCAATCAGTTACTCAACAGGTACATATAGCGGAGATGAAGTAATTGACGTAACAGAAAAAGGTGTTTCCGGGGTTCTTGGTAAGTCCGGGTATTTCCACCGGACGGAGGATGAAATTCCGGACATTGTAGACAAACATATGTCGAAATATTTTGATCGTGCATAGCTCTGTATTTATTTTATTTTGTCTGCCACTATGGTATACTTTAAATATCAATTCATAGGAGGTGTACCAAATGGCACGAAAAAAGAAACTTGTGACAGAAGATCCAAGCTCACAGATTGAACAGTTGAAAATTGAGATCGAAAATCTAACTCAAGAATTGAAGGCTAAAAAAACAGAGTTGAAGCAATTGGAGAAAGATAAAATAGCGTATGATTCATATCAGGAATATTTAAAACAGGAAAAACAGAAAGAAGAAATTGTTCAGTTGGTAGTGGAATCCGGCAAAAGTTTAGATGAAATCCGGGAACTGTTATCTCAAAACTAAACATTTGATAATAATTTAGGATCTAACCGAATGGTTAGATCTTTTTTTATGCTCCTTTCTAGGGAGCTTTCAATAGAAAGGGGTGATTATTTTTTGAGTAATTATGAAGTAAAAGTCAAAGCGAATTTAGATACAAGTGAAGCACAACAAAAATTAAGAGCATTACAAAACGGCAACCATACTATCAAGGTTAAAACAGAAATCGATTCTTCTAAAGTGGATTCTCTATTGAAAAGAGTTAAAACTTCAAATGATTTCGAGGTCAAGGTCAATACAGACGCATCCGGAATTAAAAAGGTACAGTCTAGCTTAGATAAAATGAAAAAATACGTCAACTCTTATAAATTAGATGTGGACGTTTCTAACGCAAATGCTTCGATACAAAAGTTTTCTGGACAAACCACAAAAACTCTTGAGAAAGCCCGTACTCTTCTTAACCAAATCAATAAAGACTTTACTAATGTGAAGTTTGCTCCAAATGATCATGTATTATCAGATAACTATGAAAAACTTCAAACTCACTTA